GATGCCAGCCCGCTCGTGTGGTCGGTGATCCCTCCACCGAGTCAAACCACTTCCCCGCCTTCAACGGCGTTACATTCGCCACAGGCCCCTCGAACTCTTCCAGTAACTTGCCGCAAACCCGCTCGATCTTCGCTCTGTGATCCTTCGACGCCTTCGCTTTCGTCGCAATGTAATCCCTCACAGCCGACCGCATCGAAAGCCCTCCTTGCGTCTGCTCCCTCAGTCCCTCCGTCCCTGTTTTCTGCAAAGCCTCAAAAAGCGCCGGCCCCGCCGCCCATGCCTCCGCCTCCGATTTAAAGAATCGCTTGATCCGGTTGCCCGAAACCGAGGCCGGAATTTCCAGTTTCCAAGTGCCGGGTCGTGACTTGTGGGGAGTAACAAAATATCGGGCTTTCATGTTACCCGAACTGTTACCCGTGTTACCCGAAAAACCAAGAAAAAAACCAACGATAACCAAAAACAACAAACGCGAGCAAACAACAACAAAACCCCGCCAACCCGCACTCAGAGGGCCAAAGAAGCCCTCCGACCCAGTGCCGGCGGCGGGACTCGAACCCGCACTCCGTTTTCACGAAAAGGGATTTTAAGTCTGTTTTGGGTGTTTGTAAATCAACGGCTTGCGTGGCTGTTACCCGCTGTTACCCGATTTTAGATCTAATAAATGGATTTCGCCTTTTCGGAGATCGCAAACGACCTCGTATTGTTTTCCGCCTGCCCCGGCTGGTAGTAGCGACTCGATAAATTTCCCGCGCGACTGCGTGCCGCGCAGCCGGTCGAGCTTGGCCCAGCTTTCGGGCTGCATGGAGACAGAGCGCGTGACGGCGGTGCGGCCTTTGGCGTTGGCTGATTTCTTGCCTTTGGGGCGGCCCGATCCTTTGCGCGGGCCGCCGTGGGTGGTGGTTTTGCTCATGCTTCTTCTTCCTCGATTTCGATGTGGGTGATGTGGTCAGCGTCGAAAGGCATGTCTGCACCGTCTTCTACTTCCGCTTCGGAGTTTTCAAAGAGGTAAAAAACCTTTGCGGCTTTTCCGTCGATGGTTCCGCGCTCGGCCCACTCTTGCTGATTCTCTTGGGCGTATTGGCCGGGGAGGCTGCGGCAAGTCGCGTAGGCTCCATCAACGGAAGGTTTAAACTTTGCGTTTGCAGATTGGATTTCGTTTGTGTCTGTGATTTTCATATTTTTGATTTTTGTTTTTTGGTTTCGTCGTCGCCGTGGTGGCTTCGATCTGGAATGAATATCTCACGATCTTGTTTTATCGTCAACAACTTTTTTTCAAAAAGATGAAAATAATTTAACCGCACTTGAAAAATAAATGTTGACACAAAAACAAAAAAGCAAGACACCCGCAGACCCGCATAAACACTCATTCTTCGGAGGACCGCACACCCGCTTAAACACTGCATCTGCGGGCTTCACAAAAAAATAATTTCAGACGCACCCGCTGCGCCTGTGTTTATGCGGGTCTGCGGGTGTTGCGTTACTCGAACGAATTCGTCTCAGGATTCCAAGTCACGGCCTCGATGTTTCGGCCTGCGGGGGTCGATGGATTGTTCGCTGCGCTGGTCGTGTTCGGGGTCGCCTCGGCGTTGCTTGTGCTGGAGAGGTCTTTGATTTCGGCCTGCACGGAGGTCGTGAAACCGCTGGGGCTGAGGGAGTGCGTGACGGTTTTGATGGTCCACGATTTGTTCATCGCGTCGGGAAATCCGCTCAAAGTTATCAATCCCTCGGCGATGATGTCGGGTCTGCCGGACATGGAGAGGGTGATGGATTCGCTGCCGCGCTCGCTGGATTTGAGGAAGGATTTGGCGGCGTTTTTGGCGGCGGTCTCGTCGGGGTAGAGGTTTGGGGCCTCGTAGTCCGCGCCGCCTTCGCCGTCGAGTTTGAATGCATTGGTTTCGCCTGTCTCTGGATCGTGCCAGCGGGTTGTTGCGCTGCCGTATTTTGTGCGCTGCGAAAATTGTGCGCTGTAGCTGGCGACTTCGCTCTTGGTGATCGTCGGGCCGGGTAGGAGTGCGCCGGTGATGCTTGCGCCGGTGGAGCGGGGCAGGAAGAGGAGACGGCCAAAGGTGGGCTTCATGAGCGCCTCGTAGTCACGGGCGAGGCGCGTGAGGAGGTTCATGTTGCTCTCGTTGGTCTGGTCCAGGTGAGGGATTGTGACCGTGTAGTATTGTGGGGCGATGCCGGGGATGAGGCCGCACTCGGCGGCGATGTTTGTCACCAGTTGGCCCAAGGTGATGTTGTCGAAGCTGCGGGTCTTTCGACTTTGGAAAGGTGAGAATCCGCCCGCCGCTGCGAAGGGGGCGGCTTTGCCTGATAGGCTCATGCGTTCAGGGAAACCGGAGAGCGAAATTTGATCGATGACGAACTGGCCCTTGTCCACCGTGTTGCCCTCGTAGCCTATGGCGATGCTTAAAATTTCGCCCTCGGATGGGATCGGGAGTTTGCCATCGTGGTTGGAGAGTTCGATGGATACCGTATCGGCCTGCTCGGTTGAGTTGTCGGTGATCGTGAGGCTGGCGAGGCGTTGGGCGTAGGTCTTCGTTAGGTCGCCCCCCGTGCCGGTGATGCGAAAATCTGGCTTCATGGCCTACGAGAAAAGGCTGACCGTTTCTTTTGCTTTCGGCGCTTCGATGATGGGCAGGACGATGTAGATGCCGGCGGGTAGGTAGGGGCCTTGTTCAGCCAGGCGAAGCGAGCGATTGACCTCGAGGACGGTTTCAACCTGTTGGCCGTAGGTGCTGCCGTAATGCTTGTGGCAAATTTCGTCCAGCATGTCGCCCTGTTTAGTTTTGTAGACGTTCATCGCAGTGATCCCAAAAGCCCGGAGGCGCTGACATTGAAAGGCCCGATCTTCAGCGTCACCTCGGCGTATTTTTTCAAATTGATTTGAAAGTCGATTTTGCGGGGTTGGCCGTTGCTCCAGAAAACCTCTTGCGCCTCGGTGATGCTTTCGACCACCCATAGGCCGTAATAGTTCCCCGTTCCAGTGACCAACGGTAGGGCAATGCCGAGCGAGGCTTGCACGCGCATTTGCGACATTTGCCCAAGCCCGCCTTTGTATTCGGGCAGGATCGTTCCTTGGAGAGAGATGGTCTCGGAGTCGTAGCCGCAATATTGCATGAGCGGGGCTTGCCCGAATCGTTCGACTTCCTCCCACTTGTATGAGGATTGCCGCTCAAGCTGCTGATATGCGGCAGTCGAAATCGAGAACCGGAAAGCGCCGAGCGCGAGCATGGTGTCGTTGGCCATATTCGTTAGTCGTAGAGTGCGCCACCGGCGAGGGCGGCTTGGCGTCCATCGAGGCGAGCCAGCACGAGGTCGGCCAGCGTGCGCTCGTTCATGCCGGGGCTGGCGGTGATGTTGATGGTGATCGTGCGGTTGTCGTTGCTCACGCTGCCGCCTGCGCGGTGGTTGGGGATGATTGAGCCGGATGCGGAGGGCGAGAAGATTTCGGGGCCGCGCTCTCCGACGAGGTAGTTTTTGCCAGCGGAGACGGGTCCGCCTGCTGCGCGTGCGCCGTCAATCGGTGCGGGTGAGTCGCCGCCGGTAAAGACGCCTTTGATTGAGCTTCCGAGGTTGGCGAATTTTTCACGCACCCATCCGAACCACTCGCCGATTTTGCCTGCGAGGCGGTCGAAGGCTCCTGCGATGCTGTCGTAGATGCTCGTGCCGAGGCCGCTAATGCTGGCCATGGTGCTGGTGACCCATCCGCCGATTGCGCTTCCCATGCTGGCCACGAATCCAATCGTCGCTGCCGATGCCCTACCAAAAGCGCCGATGATGCCGTTGTAAATCGTGAGGCCGAACTGGCCGAAGGCTGTTCCAAAATTAGAAAGCCCCTTCCCCAGGAAACCGAAAAACGCAGCCACCGCCCCATTGGTGCCGTCAAAGGCACCAACGACTACGTTGTAAAAAGACGACGCAAATTCTTTTGTTGCCGCTCCAAAATTTGACAGGCCGGTCCCAAGAAATCCAAAAAACTCTTTTGTTGCCGTCCATGCCTCGTTTATCGCCCATGCGTAGGTGTCCCAGTTGTCTGAGACTTCTTTGACCGCAATGCCGAGTGCGACCACGCCAGCGGCGACAACGGCAACCGTGCCGATGATTGGCAGGAGGGCCGCGCTTCCACCTGCTGCGGCTGCGGCCATGCCCCAGAGTCCTGTCGTGAGTGAAATGACTGCGGGCAGAGCCATGACGATGGAAGCGCCAAGCGAGACGACAGCGGCGATTGCTGGGGCAAAGGCCACGGCGGCGATTCCGACCAGCACGGCTTTCACTCCTCCCAATGATTCAATGAACGGCCAAGCGGCTTTGCCCATTTCGACCAGGCTCTTGGCCATGTCGCGGATTTGCATGCCGATGATGGGGCCGTTGGTTTTCAGCCACCCGCCAAACTCTTGCGCCATCGCTTTGATGTTGGGCGCGTTCTCCCTGACGAACGAACCGAGGGAAACTAAAAGGTCGGTAATCACCGGCAGGATTTCTCGACCGATGATGTTGCGCGCGCCTTCGAGGCTTTTGTTGAGATTCAAAAATTGCTTCCCAAACTCATCGCCCATGCTTTCGTCTGCCTCGCTCAAAAGGTATCCGGCATCTTGGGCGGCTTTCGCGTAATCGTTCAGCCCGTTTTTGCCGAGGTTGAGTAGGTTTGGCGCTTTCCTCCCGGCTTTTCCAAAGGCATCGGTGGCGAGTTTGGCCTTGTTGACGTTTCCGCTGTAATTTTTAAAGGCTTCAGAAATCGTTGCAAACTGCGCTGCGGTGTCCAATTTTTGCAGCTTGCCGATGTCCAGACCAAGCTCGCGGAGGGCTTCGCCGGTCTTGTTCCCTTCCTCTCCCGCATCGACCATGCGGATGTTCATTTCGGAAATCATCTTGTCCACCATCTCGACCGCGACACCGACATCAGCGGCTGCGTATTTGACCGAGAGAAGGAAATTAGTATCCACGCCAAGCGTGTCTGCGGCCTCTGCTGCGGAGTCTGAAAAATCTCCAAACGCTGAACCCAGTTTCCACACGCCTGCGCTGGCTGCGGCGGCGGCTGCGCCGATGGCGACGAATCCGCCTGCGGTGCGTTTAAGGACGGTTTGGAAGTTGTCACCGATGGGCTTGATCTTGCCCCATGAGTCGATGACTTTGCGGGTGGCGTCCGCCTTCCTGCCGAGGCGTTCCATTTCGCCCGAGAGGTCGCCGGTGTTGATCTTGGCTTTCTTCAGTTCCTCGCCAAGTTTTGTGAGCGATTGGCGCTGCGTATCGAGCGATTTGCGAAGGCGCTCCACGCCTGAGGTGTCGCCCGCTTTCATCGCCTGCGTCAGCTTTTTTTGCGTCTCCCCGATTCGCAGTTGCGCGGAGTTGAAACTTTCGAGCTTCTTTTGCTGGGAGGTTAGCTTGGAGAGCGCCGTTCCGAGAATCTTGGTATTGCCCGTGACCGCTGCAAACGACGATTTCAGCGAGCCAGCAACGGCCCCGCCGATTTCGATTGTTGCTTTGTATTTTTTCTCGGTCGCCATTTTTTATTTAGGAAGTTTCCCGCACCAGTCCACAAGCTCCTCGGCGGTCATTGCGCTGATCTCTGCGAGGCTCCATCCGGTATGGCCAGCCAAGGCGAGAGTGCCGCGCATGGCGTCCTCCCGCGTCAGGCTAAAAAACCGGAGAAAGCTTTCTGAAGCTTCTTGTAATCGCCGAGATCGAGGTCGCGGATTTCCACGGGCGTCACCATGCACAGGTTGGCGAAGGTCAGGATTTCCGTCTCCTTGTCGCCGCCGCCTTTGCTCCCCTCCTCGGCTGCGAGGATGTCGCCAACCTTCGGCCTGCGGAGGGTGAGGCGCCGGCATTCGACGCCTTCGATTT